AGCCACGTAGATGTGAGAGAGTAACTTCTCTGCCATTCTCATGTCCTGCATCACCTGCAGGTCTACGTAGATGTGATACTAATAGTAATCCAACACCAGTTTGTTCTACTAATGAACGTAACTTAGTCATCAATACATCAATAGACTTTCTCTCATCTCCTTCTTCCTGACCTGATACAAGTATAGATAAGTGGTCAAGGAATATCCATTTACAATCCAATGCTTGTGCCATGAATCTAACTCTTGAAAGTATCTCGTCATTAGATATAGAACCAAAGTGGTCAAAGGCAAAGAACCTACCTGTACCCATAGTGTTATCAAACCATGTATCTAATTCTTCTTGGCTATACTTCTTACGTATCTCATTAATATATAGTCTAGCATTTGCTTCAACAGACATGATATTAAATGCTGTATTCTTTGTGCTCTCTTCCAATGCAAGTATACCTACGTTATCATTTGTATTCTTTAACATATGATGCATCAACTCACGCATGATAGAACTCTTACCCATACCTGCACCTGATGTGAATGTAATCAACTCACCAGTACGCATACCATATGTCTTATCATTTAGTTTTTGCCAAGGGTATAGACATGTCTCACAATACTCCTCTTCAAATAAAGAAGTCTTTAAATCTTTTAGATTGACTATACCTGCAGGAGTATATGGTTGTGCATTCCACCATGCTCTTGAGAACTCCTCACGTTTATTCATCTTGAGATATTCATTCGCATCTTTATGTTCCATGTGCATGACCTTGCATTTGTTAGGAGCAAAGAGTTGAGCAACCTTTTCAGCAGCTTCCCTGCCTTGCTTGTCCATATCAAATGATATAACTATCTGGTCAAAGCTATCAAGATATTCAAATGCTTTCTTACAATCACGTAATGCTGAATGTGCTCCTGTCTTAATAGAAACACATGCCCACTTACTACCAAGTAGTTCATAAGCAGACATAGCATCTACCTCACCTTCAGTAATAGTAATATACTTTCCCTTTGGTGCAAAGATATTCTGACCAAACAATCCTGCTTCAGTCATGTTACCTTCAGTCCACATGTTCTTTGTAGGTACATCTCTTACCTTGTTTGCAATATTATTTCCACCTTCATCAAAGTATTTATAGATGTGGTGTGTATTCATATTGCCATTTACTTTTACATATGTGTTATATTTCTGTGCTGTATCTTTAGATATACTACGTTCACTCAACGCACCTAATGTACCCACAGTTTTCATAACACTTTCTGTTCTCATTGGTATTACTTTTTCTACTTCCATATTATTTCCTTTACCATTAAAATGTGTACCACATACGAAACAATGACTATAACCTTCTTTATGTTGTACGTTACCATCACTTGAGCCACAATTAGGGCAAGGACCTCTGTCTAACCATTGTTTATCCATATCATTAATCCAAATTGTTTAACGTATTATCATATAGTTCTTCAACAAAGTCAAGCTGTTCTTTCATTATTTCTTTAGCATCTTTTCTAGCCAAAGTTTTAGCTTCAGCTTTATCATATCCTTCATCAAGATAATCACGATAGATTTCTCTAAAAACTCTGTTGAACTCTTTATCCCATAGATTCCCAGGCATTTTAGTCTTCTCTTTTCCATGCTCTTGGATTATCAGACCATACATGGTCAGCCCAATGATTAGGATAATGGTCTCCACTATTATCTACATGTTCACTTGTTGTAGGTGCAATACCATATAAGTCTTTCATATCATCTAGTAAATCTAAAAGTTTTTCTATTTCCCATGCAGTTACATACTTAATACCTGACTCTCTATAACTTTGTGAAAAGTCATTACCTGCATTAAATATATCTAGTAAGTGTTTCTTTTGTGCTTCGTCTAAAATCATAGCACCATCTTTCTTTATTGCTTTAGCCATTATAGTTTCCTTTTCTTTTTGTTGTTGTTTTAATTCTTTATGTAACCAATTAGTAAATTTATTCTCACTCATTTTCTCTGTTCTCCATAATTTTATAAAATCTTTCTTTAATTTTTTCATCTATTAAAGCATCAAACCATTCACTATCAGTAATAACATTTACATAATGTTCTACCATTTGTTTCATTGAAGATGCTATTTCTTCTTCAGGTGTTTTCATCTTTATCTTCCTTTATATGTAAAGCATCTGGATTTTCTACAGGCATTGCCCACCCATCTGCTGTTGTAAACTCTTTCTCTAAACCTAATCTCTTACGTAACTCATCACATTTCTCATTCAATTCTTTTATTCTTATATGTGCATCACGTAATTGTAGTTGTAATTCTCTTACATTCTTACGTAGTAATTCTTTCTCTGTCATTCCCATATGCCTACTCCATGTGCTACTGTTTTATATTTAGTTAAGTTCTGCATATCCTTACCATAGAATAAACTAATCCAATCTCCAGTACGTAGGTAATGACGCATGTCTTTTATATATCCATCACGCATAGACCTTTTGGCTATAGCACCTGACACATTCATACGTACCTCTCTATTCATAGACCTAGATACTTCTTGATTATGTTTAATCCACTCCAATACTTTGTCTACTTGGAACGTAGCATTCTTAGGTAAGTTATATAACTCTTTTTTTATTTGTGATTTGTTCATTGTATTTCCTTTCATTGTACTGTTATTACTTCAAGACCATCATCATCTGACATAGGTTCTATGTCTACACCACTATTAACATATAGTCTTTCTATATATGCTCTTGCATCTCCTTTAGATTTAAAGTACATTACATCACCATTGAACTTTGCTAATGGTTCTAATATAATATCTTCATCTTGAGATACAAAGGCAACTATATAATTATTATTCATGTTCCTACCAATCCAAACGTACCTAAAAACATCATTACTATTAAATACATAAGCCATAGTATCACAATATATTTAACTATGTCAAATAAAATATTAATTATTTTACCCATCATACGCATCTAACTCTACCCATTCTTCTCTCATGTTGGGATAGTCATACCCTATCCTATACTTCTTATTAGTATACCAATCTGGTGCATCTCTACCTTTATTCCACTTGGCTATGTCTTTCTTATCATTCACATAATACTTTCTGTATGCTAATACACTCTCATCAGACGCACACTTGTATTCATCTGGCATACATTGTGGGTGTGGTGTTCTTTCCATAGGTTTATATTGCAATGTACCCCAATCTGTTTCTCTTATATCCATGATAACTTGTTGACATTTATGTATCTTGTTATACCTTCTGGTATATTCAAAGCATAACTCCATACCATGTTGTACTAGCCAACTAAAATTATCAGCACTATCTCCTGCCCATAGTGTACATGGGTGGTTCTTGTGTGCTTCTTTGTATGGTACTTTATCTCCTTGTCCATGCCTATGAAACACAGAACATAACATCTGTGCAGTTTCCAATGGCATCTTTACTATGTGTTTATCACATTGCATCTGTGCAGATATGATAGGTGATTCGTCTAATACAAATATGTTCATACTAATCTCCTTTATATTTCTACTTCTGATAATTGAATATCTAATTCATCTGCAATGTAGTATCGTAATTCTGTGTAGCAATCATCACACATTAACTTATCAGCATAAGGCGATAAAACATCAGCAAATTCGTAGTGTTCTTTTAATCTTTTATTACTTATTAAAGTCATATCTTCTTCTATATCTTTATTAACTTTACAATGTTCACAAGTTACTATCATTATATTTTCTCCACTTTAATTTCCCAAGCAAACTCTCCATCATCATCATGTGGATTTTCAAATAGTATAGCATCATTTCCATAGTCGTCAAGGAAATTTATATTTATTTCTAAATTGTGAGATTTTAAAAGTTTATTTATAATACTCACTCCATATTCAAAGCCATTAGATTTATAGCTATCATTGAATACTATCTCTGCTTTATCAAATTTTCTTTTCATTATCATTCTCCTTTTCTACAGCAAAGTCTACTGTATATATCCATGTTGCACTATCTTCTTCTACATTTTCTATACTTCTATACTCTACTATTGGGCATGTGTCAAGCCAATCCATAAATATTTTTTGATTATCTTTATTCATCTGTACAACACTCCCATTTTAACTAACACATCTAATTCTTTTTGTGTCATCTCTTGTACTCTATGTACTGCTATAGTATCATCATCATAATCTGTGTATACTTTAGTTTCTTCATTAAAATTTTCTTCAAAGTCATGGTCACTTCTACCTTCACCATACACATCTCGTATTATATCTTTGTCTGTAATAGACTCACCATTTTCATAGTGTGCTAGACCATAATCTTTAAACCATGCGTAGTCAAGGTATTCAGTACCACCATTATCTATTGTAAATTTTACAAATATCATTATACATTCTCCTCATTTAAAGAAGGTGTTACAAGTTCAACATTAAATTCTTCTGCACCTTCAGGTTCATTTCCCTCTTTAACTCTTTGCTTGTTGTGTTCTTTTAACCATTTTTTAAAATTGTCAGTAGTATCTTCATAATATGGCTCTACTCCATCATAGATACCATTATAAAAAATATTATATAGTTTAATCATTCTTCATTCTCCTTATCTAACATATAATCTTTATACATACCTTGTATTTCTTGTACTATTTCTTCCACAGTAAGTTCTTTATTAGCAAGTCTGCCAATCAAATCTGGCAACCACTCTAGGCAATCAGAACTATCACCATGCATAAATCTATGACCTAACCAATGTCCAATCTCTTGTGGTGTTAATACAGTTTCTTTAATCATTCTGCTTTCTCCTTTTTAAATGCTTCACCTACACCATTCTCCCATGCTTCTGGTACTATCCAATCTACCATGTAGAAAAGTGCTTGTATTTTAGGTAGTAATTTATAATCGTAGTCTGGTTCATCAGCAAGTCTGCGTGATAGTTCACCTATAAATTCTTTAACTTCTTCTTCCATTATACATTCTCCTCTATTTCTATATCTGTAAACCAATTATCTAGGTCTTGTGCTAATTCGCTTGGCATATCATGGTCTAGTCTTACTAACTTATGACTATCATTCCATTCTACATGGATTTGATAGCTTACTATATGCCTTCGTGTCGTAGGTATTGTGTTTATATCTCTACTCATTTTCAATCTCCAATGCTTTCATTACTTTAGTAAGTTTCTCTCTATCACGCAACAATATATTAAAAGTTCTTAACAGATGATATATATCCATATCACCTACATCTATGTAATCTTCTAATCCTTCTGACCAATGTGATACATCAAGAATATCTATTATATCAGTAGGAATTTTTCTGTCGTCTATTGTGTGTATTATATCTATAACTTTATCAACATTCATCTTAATATCCTTTCACTTCTATGTTCATGTCATGCTCCCATTTATTTTTAGTTATTATAAAACCTATTCTATTAACCCAATGGTATCCACTTGTTACAATCCATGTACCATTTTCTTCTAGTACTGTCCAGATATATCTTTCACCTTCTGGTTTCTTCATAGTTTCTATAAACTCTTTATCATCTACCCATACATCTTCATGGATAGGTATATACTTATTCAGAAATGTTTTACTATAAATAGTTTTCCATTTATTTCTGAACTCTGTTAATTCATATCCTCTGCTACGCATAATGATTCTCCTCAAAAAATTCTTGTATTACTCTCAAGTCTTTGTAATTATGTTCTTCTAATAAAGATGTTGGAATTTCATCAGCACATTCCACATCATAGTGTTCTTCATAGTGGCTTTGCTCATCATCAATCCAAGCATCATGTAAGTAACCAAAATGTTTTTCAGCTAATTGTTTATCACTCATTGTCTAACTCCTCTAATCTATCAATAGCTTTCTGTATTAAATCATATGCTTCTATTGCTTGTGTTTCAGCTACACTTGCAATATCTTGTGCTTCTTTAGCTTCAAGTTTAGCTCTTTCTGCATAATCTTTTGCTTGTTCTAGTGTATCTAGTACTTCGTATTTAATCATATTGTTCTCCTTCACTATAGTATTGATTGTCTAAATCGTCTACACTTTCATCTACTTTTTTAAGATACCTTTCATATTCTTTTTGAACTTCTTTAGGTGCATCTTCAACTGATGTCCACACCTCACTCAGTTCTTTATCTTTTATTTTTTCAGGCATGTCATATTTCCTTTTATTAGTTTCCATTTAGTATTATTTATTACTACAGTTTCTTTGTTTAGTTTCTTATACTTAACACCTAGCATATGCCATAATCCTTCATGTGCCTGAATAAACTCAGGCACACTTGTATATGTTTTTAATTCGTTAAACATGATATTCACTCCACCTTTCTTCCCATAATTCAGATAGATGTTCTTCTATCTCATAGTCAGAATGATTAGGATTAGGATATTTAAAAGTTTTAAGTGCTAAAGATATTGCATCATAAGGTTCTTCAATACCTTTAGCTTTCCATAAATCTAATACAGATACTTCGTATTCATATTCTTCATCTAGTATTAGACTATTTTGTAACATAGTCATATTATTTCCTTTCAGTTTGTTTAATTAAAAAGTCTTTAGCATCTTTATACACATGCTCTCCAAACTTGTCAACACATTCTTTTAAAATAGTTTCACTATGCCAACCTCTAGGCATATGTAAACCAGTTACAAAGTGTTGACTACCATGTATCATAGCATGTTCTTGGAAGTCTGTGATAAATTTTTCTACTTCATTATTCATGTTATTTCCTTTCTATATTAAACATAAAAGTATAATACCAATCCAGTAGATTAATTCTAAATCCATACTAAACTCTTGATATTGTAGTATAAACTGGTGCTTTATTTATACCATATTCAGCAAGTATTTTAGTTTCATATCTTGTTTTTGCTCTTACTTGTTTACGCATCTCATTTATAGTATTAGTTATAGTATTTTTAAATATAGCTACTACTTCTTCTTCATTCTTTTTAGTTATTAAAAACATTTCATCTCGTCTTTCAGATGCTACTGCTTCTAATTCTTTTAGAATGTTTCTTTCTAATCTAGGTACTAAACCATTTACTTGAACTTTGTGTAATAATTTATGTTTCCAAAAATTACCTACACCTATATCTTTTGTTCTTTTCTCTGGGTTAATACTTCTACCTACTTTATATGTATTGTAAGCACTTGCTGACAGGTAAATATAAGCAGTTTGACTTGATTTAAAGTTTGCGTTTTCAATTATATTGTGTTTGTTCATTTTTATTATCCTTATTTAAGTTATGTTACCAAAGTGGTAACTATTATGGCAACAAAATGTTACCTCTAATGTGTGATAAATACCACACTTTTCTTACTTGCCCAACATAACGTACAGTCAGCACATGATACATTTGTTTTGACTTGTGCTAGGCAGGTAATTCCTTTATCTGTTAGCTCCTCAGAGTTTGCAGAAAATTCCTCATTGATTGCATTGGAAAATCTTATGGCAAATCTATCAGTATATTTTGCTCTAGTTTTTATAATAGCTTTTCCAATCTCTTGAATATGTTTGTATTTACTTGTTATATGATTTCTAGTATAGCCATAAATATATAAATATTTATATTTCTTTAGCATTCTATCCCAAAACTGTACATATTCTGGTGAATTGAAATCACCTAAAACATGCAATCTTAATAAAAATATCTGTTGTTTATCATTTATTTCTTTTAAATCTTGCTCTATTCTTACCATAAGATTGTCATTTACTTCAAATCTATGTGCATACATCATGTTATTTCCATAACAATCATTGTAATGTTCGCATTCATCTGTGCAAGTTTCTCTTTCAATTAGTGTTAGAGTATACATTCTAGCACCTTTTAATTTACCTTTATTAACTTTTTTGCCTAGCTTTTTATTTGTACTAGGTTTTAAAACCTTGTATTTATAAGCATCTATATCACGTATTAGATTAGGTGATTTATAAAATACTGTAGTTTTATTTTCAATCGCATAATGATTATTATTTATTTTCATTGTATTTCCTAACTATTATTAAAATCATTTTCAAAATGTTTGCCATTATGTTTATACCAATGTTCAAAATTATTGTCAAATTCTTTTTCAAATTTTTCAAAAGTTTTATCTTGTGTCGCATATTCAGTACATAACTTATAATTAAATATTAGTTTTTTCATAATATCTTTATCGACCATTTAAATCTCCATAATTATTAAATCTAGCTAATGATTATTAAATACACTAGCTAGATTGTATTGTCAAATATTAATTAAAATTTATTTTGAATTGATTTAACTAATCTTTTAAACCATGATTTAGAAACGAACTTTCCATTTCTAGTATTTCTATCTACAGCTAAATATCCATTATTAAAAAATCTAGCTTGTACTGGGTTTCCATATCTATTAGTCATAATGTTCTCCATGCCTTGCGATTTATAAAACTGAATAGCTTGCGAAGGCTAACAAAATATTCAGAAGTAAGTAATATATATAATATATACAAAGTATATATATTATTATATTACTAATTAAAACAAGTTTAATATTTTTAATTCAGCTAATCTCACTAATTGTTTATCAGTAAAATCTAAAAGTTTTATTAAGTGTTTATCGTTAGTTTGTTTTATTTCAAATCGTATAGTTTTAGCTAATTGTTTATCGTCAATATTCATAATGTTTTCCCTTCGAATTGTTGGAGTAAGTAATATATATAATAAAATATATAATTATAAATAATTATATATATTTTATTATTATATTACTAATCAAAATCAGCTAAAATATAGCCAGTAAATCCTAAAAAGAATACTGAAAATGTTAGCATAATATAACAAATTATTTCATAACCAGCTTTATCAAAAATAACTGATAAAACAGCAAAAATGATAAATGAAATAAATGATAATGTTAATGTTAAATTCATAAAAATCTCCAGATGTAAGTAATTAATATAATTATAAATATATAATAATAATTAATAATATAATATATTTTATATAAATATAAAAATATATTATATTATATTATTATATATTTATAATTATTTAATTACTAAATCCTCATCATTCAGTATCATCATGCTTAAATTTTAAGCATATAAAAATCATCATATTGCTTAAATTTTAGGCAGTAATAAAAATATAAATAAACATATAAAAAACTTAATAAATACAATAGCTTATATATATTTATATTGTTTATATCATGGCTTGTAAATACCATTATAATCTCTTAATAGATGAAAATACAAGGCTCAATCTCCATAATCTATAGAGATTTAAAAAGAATGATTAAAAAATAGGCAATCTAAGGTATCATTTTGCCTAAAAAATAGGCATTGCTTAATAATTAGGCATACCCCACCACAAAAAAATAGACTGCGTAGTATATATATATAAGGTGTGCCATATATGCAACAAAAATAACAGGATTTCTCATCAAAATAAAAATAATAAAAAAAATACTTGACATTTAAGTGGGGAGTATGTATAATTATATATAATATATATAAACAAAAGTACTAAGTACTTAGTATATTTGTTTTTCTTTGTTTTTCTCTTATAAATAAATATAATAATATACAACAATATACTATAAGGATACAATATCATAGAAACTATAGAGTCTATAGAGACTACTCAAGACACAAACACCCTCCTATTACTAAATAACTTGTTAAACATCAAAGTCATGCAGGAATCTAAAGACGATTTCCTTACTTTTGTTAGGCAAATGGCTCCAACACTTGTTTCAGACTTTAAGATGGGTAAACATATTGAGGTAATATCAGAAAAACTACGTCAATTAGAGTCTGGTGAGATTAAACGTCTTATGGTTTTCCTACCACCACGTTCATCTAAGTCTGTTATTTGTTCTAAATTGTTTCCTGCTTGGTATATAGGAAGGAATCCAGAACATGAGATACTTACTGTTTCCCATAGTGACCAGTTATCAAGCGACTTTGGTCGTTCTGTTAGAGATATTGTCAATACTGAAGAGTTTCAAGATGTATTTAAAGGAGTATCTCTACGATCAGACGTTAGAGCTGCTGGTAAATGGAAAACAAACAAAGGTGGACAGTATTATGCTGCAGGAGTTAGATCCCAGATTGCAGGAAGAGGTGCACACATTGCAATCCTTGATGATGTCATGTCAGAAGAGGACTCATACTCTGAAGCAGGTAGAAGATACGTTAAGGAATGGTACCCAGCAGGACTAAGAACACGTATTATGCCTAATGGTTCTATATTAATAATAAATACAAGGTATCATTATGATGATCTTTGTGGATGGTTATTAAAACAAGAAGAGAATGTAGGAGATTATAATGTTATTCCATGGGAAGTTGTACGTATTCCTGCATGGCTTGATGAACCTGCAGCTAAATTATTAGATTTACCAGTAGGTTCTAGTTATTTTCCTGAATGGAAACCAGATGAAGTACTAAGAGTAGATGAACATGAGATTAAAGCGTCAAATGGTGCACGATACTGGAATGCATTGTATATGCAAGATCCCACACCAGATGAAGGTGGACTTATAAAGAAGAAATGGTTAAAATGGTGGGAATATGATGAACCACCTCCATGTGATTTTATAATACAAACATATGATACAGCATTTTCTACAAAAACTACAGCAGATTATAGTGTTATTCAGACATGGGGTATATTCTCTATGTATGATCAGAATGAAGAAGGATATGAAAGTTATCAAGGTAATCTTATT